AGATGACTCTGGGCATAGGCGGCGTTCTCTCTCTCAAACTTTTTTGGCCCGCAGGAGGTGCGTCGTGGCTGCTCGTCATCTGCGGAGTGCCGACCAGGCGCCCACCGAATCGCAACTCCTCCAGCAGCAGCTCGCTCGTGTGCAGACTGCGTTCTACGACGACAAGACCCGACCGACCGATCTCAAGGCGCTCTCGGTTGAGATGCGCGAACTCCGCGCGCTCATCAAGTCCGCTGAGGCTGCCGAGAATAAGACGCTGACGGTCGTGGCGGACACGGCCGATGAGTCGCTTAGCTGATCTCGCCAAGCACCTCGTTACGCCTGACGCGGCGATCTCGACGGGGTGGCCGAAGATCCGCGACACCTGCAACAACCTCGGATGGTTCTTCGACGAGTGGCAGGACGACCTTGGCCGGCTGGTGCTGGCGAAGGATGCGGTCGGCATGTTCGCCGCCTCCCTCTGCTGCATGTCATTGCCCCGGCAGGTAGGCAAGACGTACCTCGTCGGCTGCATCGCGTTCGCACTGTGCCTGACGCAGCCCGGGACGACGGTCATCTGGACCGCACACCGCGGCCGGACGGCAACCGAGACGTTCCGGGCCATGAAGGCCAAGGCGAAGCTCCCCGAGCTGGCGGCATTCATCGACCAGCGCGCCAAGGGTGGCGGCATTCGCAGCTCGAACGGCGAGCAAGAGATCGAGTTCCTGAACGGGTCGCGCATCTTGTTCGGCGCCCGTGAGGCCGGCTTCGGTGTCGGCTTCGCTGACGTCGGGATGCTGGTACTCGACGAGATCCAGCGCGCGAGCGTCAAGGCGATGGACGACCTGTTGCCCACGACGAACGCGGCGGCCAACCCGCTCGTGTTGTGCATGGGCACGCCACCCCGCCCGACCGATGACGGTGAGGTCTTCACCATGCTTCGCCAGGAGGCGACGACGGGTGAGTCTGACGACGTGCTCTACGTCGAGCTCGCCGCGTCCAACCGCTTCGACCTGTCCGACGAGGACGAGTTCTGGCGGCAGTTGCGTCAGGTCAACCCGTCCTTCCCGCACCGTGTCGGCGAGCGGGCGATCCTGCGGAACAAGAAGGGCCTGACGGAAGACTCGGTCTATCGCGAGGTCTTCGGCCTGTGGGATGAGTTCTCCAAGCAGTTCTCGCCCGTCAACGGCCCCTTGTGGCGCGAGGCTTCCGACGTTGGTCCGCCCGACGCCGCCAAGCCCGCATCCCTGGCCGTGGACATGTCGCATGGTCGCGAGATCTCGGTGGGCGCGTGCTGGCTCGAGGACACCTCAGCGCACGTCGAGGAAGTCTGGGCCGGCATGGACGAGCCTGCCGCGGTCGAGTGGGTCGTTGCCCGCGCTGGTCGTCGCATCCCCGTAATGATCGACGCCAAGAGTCCAGCGTCGTCAATGATCCCGGCGCTTCGTGCTCGCAAGGTCAAGATCCTGACCGGCAACGAGAACGACATGGCGCGCGGTTGCGGCCTGCTTGTCTCAGACCTTGAGGCTGGCCGCCTGACGCACGCCGACCAGGAAGCCCTCAATGACGCGCGCGAGGGTGCTCGGAAGCGTGCGATCGGGACGGCTGGCGGTTGGGGCTATGACCGCAAGGACCCTTCCGTGAACATCGCCCCGCTGGTCGCCGTCACCCTGGCCCGCGTCGCGGCAACGATCGACGAGAAGCCGACGACCGGCACCCCAGTGCGAGCCGGCAGAGCGAGCGCGACTAGATGAGAGGCGGTGCAGGCGTGAGCCAGTTTGACACCCTGACCGTCCCTGGCTTGTCAGACGACGAGCAGAGCATCCTCAACCGTCTGGTGGGCCAGCTCAAGGACAAGGAGTCGCGCAACCTCCTTCGCCAGCGCCTCTACGACAACCGCGAGGTTGCGCGCCGCATCGGTGACACGATCCCGGGCGAATACTTCCGCATGGGCATCGTGCTCGGCTGGACCGGGAAGGCTGTCGACACCCTTGGCCGCCGCTGCACCCTCGAGCGTTTCGTGTGGGCTGACGGCGACCTCGACGACCTCGGCGCGCGGCAGGTTTGGGACGACAACAACCTGCGGTCTGAAATCAACTCGGCGAAGGTCTCGTCACTGATCCACGGCCCCGCGTTCCTGGTGAACACGACCGGCATTGATGGCGAGCCGAAGTCGCTGATCCACGTCCGCGACGCGCTAACCGCAACCGGCGACTGGAACCCCCGCCGCCGCCGCATGGACAACTTGCTCTCGGTGCAAGGACGCGACGACCAGGGTAAGCCGATCGAGTTCGCCCTGTACCTCGACGGGCTGACCGTGACCGCCGTCAAGGCTGACGGCAAGTGGACTGTGGAACGCCAGCCGCACCCGTGGGGCGTGCCGGTAGAGGCGATGGTCTACAAGCCGCGCGTTGGTCGTGCGATGGGCGCCTCTCGGATCACCCGCCCGATGATCGGCCTCCAGAAGCAGGCGGTGCGCGCGCTGATCCGGCTTGAGGGTCACATGGACGTGTTCAGCTTCCCCGACTTCTGGCTGCTCGGCGCTCTCGGCAGTGACATCAAGGGCACCGACGACGCGAACGTGGCGGCGATGGCCGCGGCCCTCGGTCGCATCCGTGGCATCCCCGACCTGCCAGCCGATGACCCGAACGCGCGGGACAACAACCTCGACCGCGCCGACATCAAGCAGTTCCCCGCCTCTGCGCCCACGCCGAACCTGGCACAGCTCAACGCGCTCGCCAAACTGTTCGCCCGCGAGTCGGCGCTGCCTGACTCGTCCCTGGCTATCACCGACTTCGCCAACCCGACGTCCGCGGATGCCTACGACGCCTCGCAGCGCGACCTCATCGACGAGGCTGACGGCGCGGTCGAGGACTGGTCTCCGGCCGTGAAGCGTTCTCACCTCCGCGCGTTGGCGATCCTGAACGGCGAGACTGAGATCCCGTCCGAATGGCAGACGATTGAGCCGAAGTGGCGGGACCGTCGCTATACCTCGAAGTCGGCACAGGCCGATGCGGGCTCCAAGATCGTCCCACTGATCGCAGCGGCTACCTCCGAGGTCGAGTTGGAGCTGCTGGGCCTCGATGAGCAGCAGATCCGCCGCGTCATGGCTGAGAAGCGCCGCGCTCAGGGCTCCTCGGTGCTCGACCGTCTGAGGGCGGCTGCCGGTGGCAACCAGCCTGCGGAGTGACACCGCCAAACTGGTCCGCCTAGCCGACCGCGATCTCTCCCGTCTGTGGCGGCTGATCGCGAACGGCGCGGCAGCCGACGAAGCCCTCCACGACCTCCTGCCAGCCATCGTGCGTGAGTACGGCGCAGCGGGTGGCGCTGTGGCTGCCGAGTGGTACGACCAGCAGCGCGAGAAGGTCGGCGCACGGGGTCGGTTCACCGCCATTCCGGTAGCACCAGACGACCGCGGCACACACGCTCTCGTCGGCTGGGCGCTGACTGAGGCGAAGGACGACGCAAGCCTCCAGTCCATGATCCTCGGCGGCACTCAGCGCCGGATCGCCGACCATGTCCGCTACACGATCGCCGGCTCATCCGTGGCTGACCCCGCAGCGCGCGGCTGGCAACGAGTCGGCATCGGCGAGTGCGAGTTCTGCCAGATGCTCATCGACCGCGGCGCCGTCTACACCGAGGCCACTGCCGACTTCGCATCTCACGACCGCTGCAACTGCGCGGCCGAGCCCGCCTTCTAAGGCGCCACGAGTCCAACCCAGCCGCAACGGATGGGTCCAACCCGCAACGGGAGCACCGCATGTCCGAATCCACCGCCGAGGCCACCGCAACGGAGACCACGGGCACCGAGCAGCAGAACGAAGCGCAGAAGCCCACCGAAACGGTCGACTTCTGGAAGACGAAGGCCCGCGAGCAGGAGAAGCGCGCCAAGGAGAACGCCGAGGCAGCCAAGCGCCTGAGCGAGCTCGAGGACGCGCAGAAGTCAGAGACCGAGAAGGCAGCGGACCGCATCGCCAAGGCTGAGGCCGAGGTTGCGTCCCTTCCCGTCAAGGTCGCCGACGCCCTGCGCACGCACCTCGTCGCGCTTCACGAGATCGACAAGGACGACGCCGAGCTGTTCCTGACGGCGACCGACCCTGAACTGCTGCTCAAGCAGGTCACCCGGCTCATCGGCCAGTCGGACAAGCGCAAGACCAACACCGTGCCCCGCGAGGGCAAGACGCCATCCACTTCCGGCGATGACGAGGTGCGCGAGTTCGCTCGTGGCCTTTTCCCATCCCGGTAACCCGAAAGGAGCAGCGACATGACGTCGCTCGCAACCGGATCGCTCACGATCCCCAAGCAGAAGATCACCCCCTGGCTCGGCGCCATCCAGAACGGTTCCGCCGTCGCCAGCCTGTCCGCCCAGACCCCGATGACCTTCGGTGAGGGCGAGTCCTGGACCTTCGACATCGGCGAGGCCGAGTACGTCGCCGAGGGTGGCGACAAGGGCGCCTCGACCGTCACGCCCACCAGCAAGACGATCAAGCCGTTCAAGTTCCATAAGACCCTCCGCTTCAACG